CAGCCCGGCGGTATCTCAAAAAAGTTCTTATGTACCCGGTAATAAGCACCGTCCGGCTGACCGATCACCAAAGAAAGCATATTACCAAAGTCCATACCGCCTTCAATCGCTTTATCATGGTGCAAGTACCGGAGTTCCCGCGAGCTGTAAGCGGCTTCCCCGGACATGGTACCGTTATAATACTTATGTCCTTCACCGAACAACACATAGAAACGTAAATCCCTGCGAAGACCGGGACGCATACCAACCACCGACTTTTTAAATTCGTGAAGCTCCAGCGTACCATTATACAACCGCTTTAAATACTCTATCGTAAGTATCTCAACGTTAGCGAATGAAGAAGCGTTAAGAAAGAACGTCTGCCCTTTTCTCAACTTTAACAAAGCACGATCGTAATATTCAATATCCCGCTTCAAACGTTTCAGTTTCAAGGGGGAAGGCCTGTTCTTTCTTTGTTCCCGTAAAAGGGAAATTATCAAGTCATTACGTACACTTGCCGCCTGCACTATTTTAATGATCCGTTCCGGGTCCATTTGCTTGACATACCGGAAAAACCAGTCGTACTCGTTTTCGTCGATATCCGGCATATCGGTAGTAATGGTTATTCCCAGGAACAAATGGGAATGTCCGTAAGTGATCGCATCACCGCGAAGAATAGGCATAGCGCGGTTTACTTTCATTTCCTTATCGTACTTCGCTTCATCATAAAACAGATGTATTACAGACTTTCCGGCAAGCAATGAAGGGTTATCCAGTGATCCCATGAAAATAACACATCCGTTCCAGAAGCTATAAACATGCTTGTAATCATCTACGATAACCGAACATTTACGCCGCCAGGATTCAGGCGGGCGGGTATCTTTTACATAGTGTACCCCTTCGATCAGGCCCA